GCCGGATTATTCTCGACAGCCTGCGACCGCGAATGTTGCCGAAGTTCTTTATCCCTCGAATGTACTCACGAAAAGTTACTTCGTGCACCTTCATCAAAATAGCCAAGTCCCACAGCCTGATCTTCGTGCTGCGCGGCTGACCTCGCGGCCCCGGACTATTCGGCCCTTTGTACCTCAAGCATCTACGACGAAGTTCGTCTTGGGGGATTATTTCCCAATCTTCTTCAACTGGCTTCGGTGTTTTTTTCATCTTTATCAACCACAAACAAAACCCGCTCTGCGCCTTTCTTTTTCTTTACTTGAGAACATGCAAGCGCATAGTCTATCGCGTTAACCAACCACTTCGCGTTTAATTTGTAAGGGGTTTTATCGTTTGGTTTATTGTAATAAATGGTAGATTTCATGCCGCCATCCCGATTGATCTCAGATACGTTTCCACGGTCTTTCCCGCGCCTCCGGTCGTCCCGTCAGCATCGCGCTTCTGGCAAGCCTGCCGCGACAATCCCTGCTGCACCAGCCTGATTCGCACGTAGTCAATCCATGTCACGGTAGCGAGGGCGCTGGCAACAATCCGATCATCCTTGCCGCGACCCGGTGCGCCGAGGAATCCGTCATCCCGCCTGATGTTCTTCATTTCGTTGATACAGCTTGGAGACTTGACTCGAATCATGCCACGCTCGAAGCCGTCCTTGAAGGCGTTGAACATGCGCTCCTTCTCCAAGGTGTTCGTCCGGGTGTGGTACGCGGAAGGCGCTCCGAATGAATCCTGACGCTTGTACATGAAGTTCTGAATGTTCGACACGATGTTCATCAATCCGCGTCCTCCGCCGTTCGGAGAATTGGCTGCCACTCGTTTCAGGCTGTTCATTTCGGTCAGCACGGCCTGCCCCGGCCCGTTGATTTCCAAGTTCAACATACAGGTCGATTGCGCCTCCATCATGTACGCGCCAGCGAGGTAGCAGATTATCCAAGCGAACTGGTATGGGGAGCAGTCGGAGGTGTTGAATTCGGCGACCTGCTCCATTCCATCCGAATAGCAGCGGTACACGGACGCGCAGAATCTATCTGCCCATTCTGACGAACCGTAAGCAGGGTCAGCCCCAATGACATAGTGAGAGCCAGCCTTCGGGAATTCCCATATTTTGAGATTCTGCAATTTCTCCGAACACTGGACAAGCTCGGTGTCCTCGAAGTTCTCGCGCAGCATGAACCGGAAGTTGTTGACCGGCAGCTTGACTGCAATCTTGTACTCATCGGTTATCCGGTTCGTGTTGAAGAAGTTGGAGCCGGACATGATGAAGGCGTAGTCCTCGGTCGGCGGGTGGTTCTGGTACATCAACTGCTCGTCGCGGGTCTTTTCAGCAATGTTCCAGCGCCACCAGGCGATTTGCTCGTCGGTAATGTCGAAGTCGTACAGCTTCTTGATTGCCGCGACCCACTTCCGCTCTTCCGGTGAAATGCGCCCATCCCAATACACTCGGTACTCGGCAGAACCTTTTTTCTTCACGTAGAACTGATTGCGCCACCAGCCTATGAATATCGCCCGCTGAGAGTGGGCATCCTTTGCGTTATCCCACATATCAACGAAGTGGTTCATGCCCTGCGCTGTTGACTCGAAGATGAACAGCCGGTCAGGATTCTCTTCAGCGAGGGACGCTTCCAGAGAGGCCATGCCTTCCTCGTCTCCCCACTCAGAAACTTCCGTGCCGTGCAGGAATGTCAATGCACCACCCTTGCCGAGCTTCGTGTTCTTGCGCGTGCCTGCGACCAAATAGGACAGTCTGGAACGGTTCTTGAGGACAAGCTGTGTGCGGTTGTGGCGATCCTCTGGCACTTTCCATTTGTCCGGCAGGCCAGCCATGTACATCGTGATCGTGGCGCGGAACATTTCACGCGACTCTTCGTTGTGCGTGACAAGCGAACCGCTCATTCCGTTGTGCTTGAACGACCAGTACAGGTCGAGAGCAATGCAGATGGTGGTAATGCCTTGCTGCCGACCCTTCAGGATGACGAAGTGGTGACAGCCTTCATTGATGCCTTTGGCGATCTGCTCGATGAAGTAGGTCTGCGTTCCCAATAGGTTGTCTGGCGACAGGTTGATTTCACCCTTTTCCTTGGTGTCCACCCTCAATGCCGTGCAGAACGACCAGAAGTTTTTCAGGTTGAACGTCGCGCCTTTCGGGGCTGTGACGTGAACATCATCGCCGACTACTTCAATTTTTGGCTTCTTGACTGTCATGCGATTCTTTCTTCCAACCACCGCTCCCCAAGTACTTTGAACGCCTTGAGCGCGTCATCGTCAACATCGTCATACGCCTTGTGCTTCAACTGAAGCAGGAACCGGACGCGGCCTTCTTCGTCCAACGTATCGAAGTGGTCTCCGTATATCTCGGTGAGGGTGGCGTGGGTGGAATTCACTTCAATCTCCCTCGCGTAATTTTCTCCATGCGAATCTGCGAACGGTCAGCCTGCTGGTCGAATATCTTGGTGTTCAGCATGACCTCGCCCTTCATCTTGCCTTCGATCAGAATGCCCGCCGCGACCATGACTTCAATCTGGCGATGCAGGGTGATACGGTGGATGCCAAGCTGTTTGGCGGCTGCAAGCTGCCAGCCGTGGCGCAGTATTTGTCCCGGCACCCCGGCGTCAAGCATCCACCAAAGTATCCGGTGGACGATCGCCTTCACATCCTTTTTCCAGATGACCGTAGGCGCTACTCTGGACATTACTCGTCGCCCTGACCTTTGCGGCCCTTGAGTGCGCCTACAGCCTTGCCAAGCATTCCGCCGAACGTAGACGAAGCGGCATTTGTTTTTGCGGAGTTGGATAAGGTGACCGTCTTTCTTTCTTTCACCTTTTCTTTGGCCACGGCCTTTTTGTTAGCGTAACCCTTCTGACGGTCGCGCTCGTTGATCTCTTTTTGCTTGGGGGTTATTGCCATGATTCGAACTCCTTCTCAATTATGACGATGACCCATTCACCGTCGATCTTGTACAGGCTCGTGTTTTTGAACTCAAAGTCAACGCGAACCGGCTCTACGTCATCTGCAATTCGCTGCTCAAACGACGCTTGCAGATTACAAACATCTTCGAGCGGCAGGCAGTCCATCACTCACCGGCAGCGTCAGTCGATGTTTCCACCGCTACGCCGTCGCCTAGAAGTTTGACTAGCTCTTGTTGCCCTGCAAGCTCGACAAACATTGTTGTTTTGACTGCATAAGACAGCGCCGCTGACTTGCTGGACGCTTCGATCAGACGTTCCTTGTCGCCGTTCTTTACCACGTAAATACGATTTATTGCCATGATGCCGCCCCCTTGCTTAGTTGAAAATCAAATAGTCTTGCCTGTCATGCTCACAGGAATCCACCCAGTACCGTGATGATGATGCTTGACACGAATGCCGAGCAGCCAGCACAGGAACCAGAGAATCATCCGGCGAATCATTCTGTCACGCCCGACATGGATACCGGAATCACATAGGACGTGACCGGAACCGTGATAACGAACGTGTCCGTTACAGGTGCGCCAACGGCGTTTCCGGCAGCGTCCACAGCCTGTAGGACGGCAGTGTAGGAATCAGGGCCAAGGTCAACAGATACCTTGGTGCCGCCCATGTCCACAAAAATCGGAGCGGTTGCTCCGGTAGCTGCGCCGGTAATAGTCAGGTTTGCATGGTCAACAACAACGCCATCCGGCGCTGGCCCCCATACGATTGTTTCGATACGTGTTGCCATGATAATTCTCCTTAATGGTTAAATTTCAAATCCCGAGAAACTCGGGACTGCAATGTTAAATCATTTACCCATAAAGCACTGTGCGATAGGTCGCTTATGGATAATGTAATCCACTACTGGGATTATTGCAACATATTTCCGCTCACAAAAAAAAGCCCCAACGAAGGGAAGGACGCCGGGGCCAAAGAGCCTTGCGGCTCGGGGAGGTGTTACACTTGCTTGAAGTTGGTGCAAACAGGCTGTTTGCTATCTCTCGCTGTCAGGATTAAGCGCGCACCCGTCCTGACTGCAGCTTCGACAATATTGTATGCCCGCTAAGGCTCCAATGAGCAGACCATGCCGCACCAACACGGAACCACCCGCACTGCGATTACCGAGGTACGCCCCCTCGGATTACGCTCTGCCAGTCACAGGTGGCTTCGTCTTGATGCTAAATTCCAATAGTTCTCTCCAACTCAACAATCCTGGCCTCATACTTCAGCACCATCCGATCATACGCCTCGCTCATCAGGTTTGCTGCGCATTGTGCGTTGGCGAGGTCGTGACGTAGTTTCGCAATCGCATCCGCCGCATCGATCAATAGCGCATGGTCAGGACTGCTACCCTCACCAAGCCTAAGCCTGTCAACCAAGTCACTCGTCCCACTCATTGTCGTCCCAGTCATGGTCTCGCTCCATTCTCTTCTCTCGCTTTCAGCATGGCGTCGGCAAGAATATACGCATTCTTGGAAATTGCCTCAAAATCTTGAACTCTCCCAGTCAGCATATCTTGCATAGCATGTCCGGCAAACCAGTCGCGCAGGGTCATGCCACGATCAGCAATCTCACCCATCGAGCCGTGAGAAGGAAAGGCGGATAATTGAATCTTCGAATTTATGTACTCCAAATCCGCATCCTGCGCTATTTTAACCATTTCTCAGCCCTCCTTTTAGGCCGACCCCGACCGCGACCGCGACCCCGACCCCGACCGCGACCCCGACCACGACCACGACCACGACCACGACCGCGACCACGACCACGACCGCGACCCCGACCCCGACCACGACCACGACCGCGACCCCGACCACGACCGCGACCCCGACCCCGACCGCGACCGCGACCCCGACCCCGACCCCGACCGCGACCCCGACCCCGACCACGACCACGACCCCGACCGCGACCACGAACACGACCTGTCAAAACCAGAACGAATCATTGCCGCATTCATTTCTGGCTCCGCAGAACTTCCTTGCCCTTAACGAAGTCAATGATTGACCCGCAAGAA